ACATCATCTGACCAAATATCAGTGACGGATTGAGTTGAAATATCGACAGTGTTAGTAACACTTGTAACTGTGTCTGCAATACCACCAGTAATTGTTCTGCTTGCAACTGTCCATACTGTATTAGCAATTCCACTCATAGAAGCAGTAGTAACAGTAACTCCATCAACAACACTAGTGACAGAACCACCAGTTATTGTTCTATCCGCATATGACCATACATCTCCACTGGTTAACCCAGCGCCCACTGGTAATGCAGATAAGTTAAGTTGACTTCCAGCAGTACCAGCAGTTGTAATGGCTGATATATCAGCATTCCAAACATCTGTCGGAGCAATAAAACTTCCAACATATGCATCGTAGGCAGTAATATGAGTAATTGCATCATAATTTCTAGCGCCTACTGCAGTTACATGGATACCAGCAAATCCAAGAGTATCAATTTCGGATGTGTCAAACTGATAAAAGTATTGACCATAACCTGTTTCGGTAAATGTTCCAGCAGCTGAAGCAAATGTTCCACCATTTTTTGAAACTAAAGTATATAAGAATAGACCAGTTTCAGGTGTAGCTCCATCCGTTGCATCTACCATTAAAATTGGTACACGTCTTCTTGCTGCTGTACTTTCGTTTTGCTTTACATAAAACATTATTTTTTCTCCGATTTATTGCTGTTAATAATATTATTCATTATTGTGGGAAGCCTTGACCAAAACGTCTTCCATTTGATAAACCTGTTACTGGAGGTAGTGCTATATATCCAGGTAATTGTGAGTTGTAAATATTCAATACATCTTCTGGTCCAATAGGTCCATTTAATACTGAATAATAACCAACATTTCCATCGAACCAAGCTGGAAATACTGGAGATGGAACATGGTTTCCTATAGCAAGTTCTGAAGATGCTGGTATTGTTCCTGCTGCTTGACTTACAGTGTTAACTGAGCTTCCATTAACATAATAAGATACACTGCTACCATTAGCAGACATCGTTAAATTGTACCAAGTGTCTAAAGATGGAGAGTTATAAACAGATAATGCAACTCCGCCACCAAATTCACCATATAAATCAGTAGTTACACCACTTACATTGTATGCTTGTAATGGAAATGTATTAGCAGCTGCCTGTCCTAAACAGTTGATAAATTGTTGAGTTTTAGTACCGTTAATTTTGATCCATGATTGAATTGTAAATTGATTTGTTGCTCCGATTGAAACAGTAGGACTATATGCATAAGAGTTAGTACCATCAAAATCAAAACTTTTAATTCCAGAAACATCTGTAAATGTAGTGTTTCCATAAAGAGTTAAATCGTTATTATTAGCTGTTAAATCAAACCAAGTATTGCCTGTTCCTGGATAAGATGAAGCATTTGCTGCATTTAATTCAACTGATTTAGGTGGAATAAATCTACTATATTCAGAATTATATTGATCAATGATATCAGCAGCATCTAAAGCAGCATCATAAAATCTCAAAATAGCTATATCACCATTAAAAGATTGATTATAATATAAACTTGGATTGTTAGTTCCAATATATAATTGAGCATTTACAGCTGGAGGATTTGGACCTGTTGCGATGCTATTTTCAGAGTAAATTAAAGTACTATTGTAGTATATTTTTAAATTGTTTGAACTATCTACAGTTACTGTAATTAAAACCCAAGTATTTAATGGTACTGCATCAGCTGCATCAGTAGCTGCGTAACTGGCAAATCCAGGATACCCAAGAGTAGGTATTCTTCCTGAAAAAGCATAGAAGGCCCATTTGACACCAAAATAATATCCATATGCTGAACTTTCTGCACCATTACCAAAAATTGAACCACCATCAATTTGTCCTGCTGGCTGACCTTTAACTCTGACCCACATTTGCATAGTGTAGTCATTCTGAGCAGTGGTAAATGGTCCTAGATTAGTTTTGAATCCGTAGTTATAAGGTGCTGTTCCATCTGGCTGTCCTACAAAACTAAAATATCCCCCGTAAGTTGATGAATATACTGGATTAACCATAGTATATCCATTACCATTACCAGATAAATCATTCCAGGATGTTCCAGATCCAGAATATGAACTTGGATTACCTGCATCTAATTCTAATTGTAAACTTCCTGGTGGTATTGACATAATTAACCATTAAATCCTTGTTGAAATGAACGACCATTAGAAAAATCTACTGGTGCTGGTGGATAATATCTTGGATAAGTAACATCATAAAAGTTGGATATATCTCCAGCTGTTAAAACTTGATTATAAATCCATAATTGTCCAAGACTAAATGGAGCACTGGAAACAATTGGACTAGTAGTTGAGTTAATTCTAACTCTAGGATCATTACCACCTGCTAAAGATGTATCAACAACTCTTGTTCCATTAAGAGTTGAATATGTTGAACAAGCTGATGCATTTTTGTATAGTAATTGATCAGCTACTGTTCCATTTACTGGTTTGGTGTATGAAATCATAGTCCAAGTATTGTAAGGTATTACATCGCCAACAGCAGTTGATGTTTTTTGTCCACCACGATTAAACATAGTGATATTCAAATAATCACCAGCTCCAAAATTACCTACTTGAACACCTAAATTAATTAATTGAGCAGTCGCACCTGCTGGAGATCTACCTATACTAAAAAAAGAATAATCATCAGTAAGAAGATTTAATTCATTTAACTTAACCCAGCAAATAATTGTAATTGCACTTTGACCAAGAGGTAGAGAGCCAGGTTGAATATTTTCATTTGCAACAGTAGAAGTTCCATTTGTGAATAAAAATGATCCAATTGTATTCTCATAAGTATAGGAAGTATTAGTGAAAGTAAAGTCGTTTTCATTAACACTCTGATCAGCCCAACTAGTACCACCTGGAGTAAAACCTAATAGTGGATCTAGAGCTAACTGATATGTTGTTGGAATAGGTGTTGGCATTATCTGTCTCTCTCAATCATTTCAAACCTAGTCTCTAATCTTGTTAAATTAGTGTGAAGTTCTAACTGGTGCTTGTCTAATGTATCAACTTTGTTAACTAATTTTTCCATAGATTTATCAAAGTTTAAAAGTTTAATATCCAAATTACTAATCTTAATTTGCATATTAACGTATCCAGTAACGAGTAAAACTGCATTACTTAAGAAAAATACAATTAGTTCTGCCCAGTTTATGTTAGCCATTAGTTGTAATTAACCTCTACTTTGGCAGTCCTGAAAATTCCTTGTGTAACAACGTCATCAACACCAACAACAAGATAATATCTAGTACTATTAGGGTCGTTTACAATTTCAACTCTATCTTCGAACCTTATATCTGTTGCATCTTCAAATATAAAGTAATACTCATCTTTGTTAGTAATTCCACCACCAATAGGCTCTTCTTGATATTGTCTATGAGTTAATCTTGCTTTTTGAGTGGAAACAACAGTATAGTCTGTGTAAACACCACCATACTCATCTGACCATGATTCTGAACGTAGTATCCTTACATTATCAGACATCATATAATAAGCAGATGCAGCTCTAAGTGTATTTAAAAGGGTGGTTGGAGTAGGCATTAGAGTATTCCAAATGATCTAAATTTAGCAGCTTGAGCGTGGCAATTTTCAATCAATTTATTCAAGTCTACCTTTGTTGCACCATCATCTGTATTGAGTAAATTAGCTGCAATACTAGCCTTTCTCATCCATCCTTCTCTTGCGGAAGCTCTAACATCGTAGATTTCTTGTTGGACGAAACCAGTATCACGCCAAGTTAATGGAAACTCATCTGCTGGAACTATCCCATCTTGAAAGTTTTGACCAACAGCATAACCAATTTGAGGAAAATTAGGCTCCACAGTGCCACTAGTACCAGCAATTGTGCACTGATAAACACGTCCATTAGGCGTCGTTGCAACAATTTGGTCTCCCACATAATATTGAGTAGAGGCAGTCCAAGCTGAGAATCTTTTATGCTCATCAATTAATTCTCCAAGTGCATTAGAATCAAGCTCAGGATATGCATCAGCTTGAACCATCCAACTTAGTTTTTTAATAGCTTGTAAACGACTTAATGGCATAGTTTTAAATCCTCAATTGTTTTCCTATTATATTTTACGATATTAGTAATAAAGAAAAAAAAAGACCAGATTTCTCTGGCCTTTCTCCCATAGTAATGATACTATTAGTTGTTGGCGACAAGCACCGCAACACTTCCGCAAACTGAAGCTGTAGGAAGGTCATGGAATTTAAACCCAAATCTAGAAGTAGCTCGGAAGAAGAGGGAATCACTAATGAAACCAGCTTGATCAGAAACTTGGATACGAAGATCACGTCTGGAACCCATGATTGCACCAGTGGACATATTACCAAAGAGTGCAAGTGGAGTGTCAGCTGCAGGTGTTGGGTCTTGGCTTAATACCTGAGTGTAGATGACAGGATAACCAAACAATGTTGGGTTAGGTCCTGGAGCTGCAGTAAGGTCAAAGAAGCCGTTACCAGAAAGCGCATCCAAGTCATTACAAACAACTTGTTGGAAGAATGCACGGTTCATGTAGAACGCACACTCACCTGGACGATCTGCATACTGAGGAATAGCTGCAGTAAGTTTACGAAGGTCAGCAAGAGTAGTTGCATTCCAATCGCCAGTTACATCAGCACCAGTGTAAATCCAACCTGCGTTAGCACCACCGTTAACAGCAGCAATAGCTGGAACTACACCAGTAATACCACCATATGTTGAAGTACCATCGCCTAAAAATGTCGCTAAATCTTCATTATATGCCATGACATAAGCCATATCTTGAGCCAATGTAGCACCGACATCAACAATGGAGTCTTCTTGCAATTCTGAAGAAACCTGTGTAAGGATAGCAAGTTTTTTTGCAAGGATTTGAACGTTTGCAAAAGTAACTTGTGATGCAGTAATGTTGGTGTTTTCAGCTGGCCAATATGCAGTTGTAGATGCAGTGTTTTTAGGAACGTTCAAGTTGTCTGAACTCATACCCATAACACGAGCATTCTGTCTCATAACACCATATTGATCACGGAGAAAGATAACTTCACGAGCAAGAATCTGTGGAACTAAAAATCCACCGTCTGCATCGGTTGTTTCGTTCTGACCTTTGGTGTAATAGCCATTTTCAACTAACCACTGATGAGCCTTTCGGTCATTACGGCCAACCATCTTAGCCAACTGACCAAAAGCATAACCCATCTTTTCTTTTTCTGCTCTGGAATCTGGTGAAAAGCCCTTAACATTTTTAAAAGATGAAGAGCTAGGAATGATAATATCGGACATTTTCTTTACCTCTACGTTTTCAGATGCAACAGGAACTTCAGCAAGAGCTTTAATCATCTCTGCTTTTTCTTCCAATTGCTTATTTTCATTAATAAGAGCTTTAGCTGCAGTTGTGTCTGCATTCTCAAGCTCAAGGATTTCGGTAGCCTTAATCGCATTGTCTTTGATTTTGGCTTGGATTTCTTCAAGTGTCATTTTTTTTTACCTTAGTCTTGTACTTCGACTTAAACTAAATATTTCAAAGCTGCTGTTAGTAATGCATTTCTTTCAGCTTCTTTATCAATATCAATTGTTTTTTTAATTTCTGGTTCTTGAATATCATCTACATCACGCAAATGAGACCAAACCAATTTTGCCAAACCTTTAGCTTGGCTGCGAGAAAGGTCCATAGCATCACGCAAGGCTCTTTCACATTGTTTTATATTTTCAGGTGATTTAGCAACAATACTTTTCATTGCTTCCATTTCCATTGACATTTGAGCATCTGGCATTGCAACATATTTATCTGCAACCATCATTACTCTGTCGTGGAAACCTTGAACTACTGCATTAATAGTAGCAAGATCACCATTAGATTCAATAACGCCTAAAACACCCTCTATCATGCGCTTATAGAGGCAGTGAATTGAATCAGCTACTAAATCTTCTTCAACACCATCGTAAATAGTAGAGGCAATTTCTTCTGGTGAGGCATTAATCATCATTAATCCTTCCACCATGTCATCAACTTCTCCACCTTCTGATTCGTATTCGTCTTCAGATTTCTTTGACATTTCTCTTTTTTCCTTTTCGGTATAGTCAACAAATCTGCCTTCTTCATCAAAATATCTCTTTGCTTCTACCATATTTCTTGATTCAGCAGGTGTAGGTGTTAATGATGCTTCTGCAAGTGCCCATCTTTTAATTTCATAAGACTTGCCCATCATTTCTCTTTCAACCATATGAGAAGCGGAACCAGAACTAAAACCTAATTGACCTTTTTTAGCAAGGTCATAAATCATCTTAGAATATTCATCAGCCATATCTAATTGAGCTGAATACCAAAGACCTTTATCATCCATCTTAACAGTGCCATAGCCAATCTTTTTTGTGCCTAAAGTCTTGTCCATTCCGTGGTTGTAATAAAGACCAAGCTTATGACTTTCACCATTATCAAATTCAAATCCAAAATCAGTGGATTTAGTAAAATAATCCTTTTCTAAATCAGTGTCATTAGAATTGCCAAAGCGTACTAAATAACCCTCAACAACACCATTTTCTTTGGCTTTAATTTCTGCACTAAAAAAAGTCTTCATTGACTTTATAGGATCAGGAATTACTCTTAATGCATCAGCTCTATGAATTACTGTTTGCTCTGTTAAAACATCTTTGCCATCTTGATCTTTTTGCACTAATTTAATAACGTAAACTGGATCTCGTGGAGTGCCTGTCAATGTATAGTCAGAAATGCTAGATTGTACTTCGCCGTCTGTTCTAATATCAACAATTTTACCCCTAGCATCAGACGCAGAAGTGCCCCATGATACATAATCACCCATTTTTAAATCTTCTGGTAGTGCTTTAAACATAAATATAATCCTCTAGAAGCGTTGTCTTATTATATTTTACGATATTCTAGATCTTTTAAAGTATTACACGTTTACAGTTATATAAATTGAAACACAAAAAAGGATAGGTTTTTAGTCCTATCCTTCCTTCCTTCCCAGGTTCTATGTGAGAAAAATAAACAATTATCTTATAAAGGTTTATTTTATCTTATGCTCTATCTTAAACTCTTCAACTCTATCATCTCTGTGTCCGTTAAGAATATGAGTGGCAAAAATTGATCTACATTTAGTTAATATGTGAGCTGCTTTTACTTCTTGTAATTGTGATTTAAGTGAGGCATTTTCTTTTCTTAGCCTATCATTATCTTCAAGTACGCTATTATATAAACTTAAGGAATTAACTTTTTCAGTCATTCTCTTTACCTTCTATCTTTTCTATTAATATTTGGAAGATATTTTTAATATCTTCGAAGCTTGGTCGTTCTTGTTCAATTCTATTTACTCGCCAAAGCATATATAAATTAAAGATGGCAAAGGTGAACAAGAGCAACCTATCAAAAATATCCAATTAAAACTCACTCTTATCTATAGAAGGTGGCAAAGTGTATTTATCGTAGGTTTGCATAATATTTCCTTCTTTGATTTTTAATTGTTCTAAGGTCATTAAATACTTATCTTCTTGCTTATATAGTGTTTTAAATCCATCCCATAAAACTTCAGAGATAACATTAACTGGATCAAAATAAGAATCAATTGTTTCTCCATCAATCCATTTAGTGTTTTGATGGTTAGGTGAAATTAATGTGAACCTATAATCAGATACATTGTCGTGTTTAATTCTAATGCAACTAATATTAATCAAAAAACCACCGTCTAATTTGATGCTTTGATTAGGTTTTCCACTAACAAACCATTGCTTTACTACTGCATCTAAACGTTCTTTATCCATTATTCTCTCCCAATTAATTTTTCTCTAACATCCAAAGCAATTCAGTCACTTTAACATCTCTTTGATTAAGGTTTCTGCTGCCTCGAAAAGCATTGTATTCTTGTTCGTGTAAGCATACTTTACCATATTTAGAAAGAATTGTCTTAAAATTATCCAACCCAATAATCCCTTCGTTATTGTATGAAATTAAAATATACTTGGCATTTGTATTCTTAATCAAATCATCCATACTTTGTTCAGCTTCTCGTGCCTTATTGTAATTAGATTTATTCCAATCTTTAGCAATTCCACTTACACCTTCTTGAATATTAACTGGTTTTCCTCCATTTATAATATTAAGCATGAAATAATTAGAACCATAAGGATGTTGATTGTAGGGTGGATCGTAATAAACTAAATCAAACTCAGGCAATATACTATCTTTTATTAATTCATTAGTGTCTTTTTGATAGACATATACTGGACACTCAAAATCTGATAGTAGTGGTAAGTCTAATGTTATCTCGCCTTTGATCCTAGTAAGTGCATTTTCACCTTTACCACCAAAATGCCCTATCCCATCTTTCTTATGGAATCCTTTAAATACACCAGAAGTATTGTTGTGTATAGATGCTTTAACTAACAATGCGGCGAGACAAAGAGTTCGGTAAGGTTCAGCAAAATCTTCTAGCAGTTCTCTGGCATTATCAATTATTTTAGCATTG